ATACGGGCAACATGATTTGGACACTGTTGCGTGTTGTGGGAAAGAACATCCAGATTCCTTCGCTTTCAGAACTGATGCACGAAGAGTATGTGCAGGATCATCGCACGGGGCATGAGATCATGCAGGACTTGATCGTGAAGCTGAAAAGGTGAGGTGATGGCGTATGTCGGTGGATGTGTTCAAGATCAAAGGCAAAGTTGAGCTTGATACGGAAGACTTTGTTGAAGATGTTGATAATGCTGTCGATAAAGGCAAAGAACTGCATAAAGTATTAAGCGGGAATGGAAGATCGGAAAGCTGGCTCACTACGTTTTCCAGCGGTTTGAATATTGTCAAAACGGTTGGTGGTGCTGCAGTAAACACGATTCAAGGGCTTGCATCTGCTGGCTTGTCGTTGGTGGAGACGGCCGCAAGCATGAAGGCATTGGATGAAGGTCTGACGGCATCATTTGCCAACATGGGCAACGCTGCAAATGAAGCCTTCGCACGTGTGGGCAATGCGAACAACATAGCTGTTAGACGCTTGCAGGAAAGTGGCTTGGGGTTCTTCCGACAGTTCACAAGTGCTGGAATGGATGAAGCCGAAGCACTGGAGAAAATGGAGCTTGCGTTAGGGTATGCCGCTGATGCTGCTGCCGCTTATGATATTTCGATTGAAGAAGCGTCTTCCATGATGCGTTCCTTCGTTCGTGGCAATGTGGAAGCTGGTGAAGCTATTGGTTTGTTCATTAACCAAGCCAAACGCGATGAACTGGCTGGCACAATGTTTGACGGTAAAAAGTGGGAAGACCTGACAGAAGCGCAACGGCAATACCTGCTGTTGAATGTTGCGGGACAAGCCTATAAGGATTCCAAAGTTCTTGGTCAGGGTGCGCGAGAAGCCGAAAACTGGACAAACGTGGTGGGCAATCTTGCATCTGCTTGGAAGGATGCACAAGCCATCATGGGCGAAGAAATCATGATTGCGCTGACACCTGCCTTGCAGGATCTGACAAAGTGGATCGAAGATAACCCAGAAATATTTGAGAGTCTTGGTGAAATATTCGGTGAGGTAGCCACTGCGCTGGTTGATGCGTTCAAGTCACTGCTTACGTTTATTGATGAACATGGAGATGATATCACAGCGTTCCTTGAGAAACTTGAGAAGGTTTTCAGCGGTGAAATGAGCATTTGGTCTCTCTTTTCCAAAGAACCGCGCACCAACTGGGAGGAGACATCTGGGGCAGACCTGCACACAGATCTTTCAGCAGCAGCTGCGCTTATGGGTGGGACTTATGACGGGGATAGTCTTCCTGTCCCTGTACATGCCGTTTCCGATGATGGTGGCAGTGGCTTGCAAAACGAACTAAACAACGCTGGGCTTACTGCCCCTGTTGAAGTCCAATGGTGGAATCCGTTATCGTGGTTTGGAAGTACGCCAAACGCCAAGGGCTTGGAGTATGTCCCCTATGATAACTATGTCACCCGTCTGCATCGTGGTGAATCCATCCTGAATCGCGTAGAAGCGGAGGACTGGAGATCGGCACAGCGTGGTGGCAATATGGGCGCAGACCCTGCTGCCATTGGAGCAGCTGTCAAGGCGGCATTGGCTGGTGTAGCTATCACCATGGACGGTCGCAGTGTTGGAACACTTGTCACGCCTTATGTGAGCAAGGCACAATACAAAGAAACGTGGAAACGGAGGTGATGCGGTATGATTACGCGATACAGTGCGTGGATTAACAATATTGGCTTGCAAGATATTGATGACAGCATCTACATCGTTGACATCGTTGAGCGCGACCCAGATGAAGAAATCATCAAGGCTGAACGCAGTATGAGCGGCGGTACACGATTCATTCGGGTAAACAGGCACAGCCTGTCCGTTGTAATTCGGTTTGCAATCCGTGAGCGCAATCCAGCGCGGCGTTCTGATATTGTTTCCCGTATCCGTGGCTGGGCGCGTAAGGGTTATCTTACCACATCGGACAAGCCGGGGAAAAGACTGTATGTGGTCTGTGAATATCAGCCGATGCTTGATAGTGCCTTGCGTTGGCACGAAACGCTTGAACTGACGCTGACTGCGTATGATGTGCCGTGGTGGGAGGATGAACGCATGGACAGCGGGGTGGCTGAATCTGTCCTCAGTGCCACCAACGAAGGACAAATGGCGGTATGCTATCTGTCCAACGCAGGGAATGCTCCTGCGCCGACCAGCGTAGAGGTGACCGCCAAGGGGGACATTGACACGCTTCGCATCTACGTAGACGAGCAGAACCGCATGAAATTTGAAAATCTGGATATGCATGACGGTGATGTGTTTACGCTGACTTATGACGAGCGAGGACTGGCATCCTACAAGGTCAACGGTATCAGCGTGATGGATAAGAGAACGGGCAACAGTCAGGACAACGTGATGCTTTCACCGGGGCGTGGATATGTGCTTGTGCAATGGTGCGAATCTCCCTTTAAGGTACGGGCATCTGTGAGGGGGCGGTGGCTATGATGACTGTTCGCATGCCACGCCTTCTGAACCCGGACGGGGATGAAGCGTTGCGTCTCAATCCATCTGCGTTGAGCGTGGCAGAATCGCTGTGGACGCTGTCCACTGCCAACATGACGCTGCCAGATGGAGAACCAACACTTCGTGTGCGAGATTTGGTGGAGCTATTTGGTACAAGTGGCAGCTTTGGCTTTTTTCGTGTGTCTTCCACCACCACGTTGCCGGGGGAATCTCAACTGGTTGACTTGGAACACACCTTCGCTGTGTTGGATGATGATGTGACGGAAGCAGACAAGACGCTGTCAGGCACTATGCGGGACATCTTAACTGCTATCCTTGGCTATCAGTATCTCCAACGCTGGCAACTTGGCGATGTTGAATGCACCACCAGTGGGCTGGAACTCAAGGTGGATCGAATCACGCTTCGTGATGCTCTTGTGGCCGCTGTGAAGCTGGTGGATGATTACGGCATCTTTTTTGAACAGACCGACAAGATATGGAAAATCCATGTGCGCAAGTTGGCAACCACGCCGACATGCGAATGTAGGTTAAGCAGGAATGCTGCCAATGTTGAACTTGAAATTGATGACCATGACTTGTGTACACGTGTGGTGGCTGATGAACTCCCCGGAGGGTCACTGCAAGTCGAAGAAACTGAATGGGGCATGGTGACGCATGCATTGAGCATCCCCGCGGGGGCAAGCGATGCACAGGCACTCAAGTATGCGCAGGCGTACCTGCGTGAACATCAAGAGCCATCAGTCTCCATCCGTATTGACGCTGTGGAACTGGCTGCGCTGACCGGGGAAAAATGGGATTCTTTCACACTTGGCGGTATGTGCCGTGCCGCGCTCCCAGATTGGGGGCTTACGCAGGACAAACGCATCACGACCATGGATCATGTAGACCTGCTGGGCGCACCAACCAAAGTGCGCTTGGAACTTGCAAAGCCTGAAAGACGCATCGAGGAGATTTCCGCAAGCAATCGCCGTGGATCTGGCGGGGCGAATCGAAAAGCCACAGAAGCGGAAAAGGGTCTGATCCTTTATGATGCGCGTATTGGTTTGATTACAGATGACCTTGTGTCTGCTATGGTGCGACTTGATGCTGCTGAAGCGTCAATTTTGCTCAAGGTCGAAAAAGATGGCATTATTTCTGCAATCAATGTGTCTCCCGAAGCAATTACAATCGAAGCAAGCAAGGTCAACCTGAAGGGATATGTGACAGCAAGCCAGTTGCAAGCAGAGATCGCAAGTATCAATACAGCCATATCTACCAAGATCGTCACCAGTTCACTTTCTTCGGCAACGGTGGAATGCACCAAGCTTTTTGTTGATGACGCAGAGATGAAGCCGAGAACTATCAGATACACCGATGCTGACGGTAATGCGGCATCCATGGTTGTGCTGGTTGCATAAGGAGGGATGGACATGGATCAAGTGACGATTGTTGCAAGCGTAATTTTTGCGCTGAATAAAGTGGAGGTCAAGGGCAAGGAGAACCTGAACGGTCTGCTTGCCTGCATCCAGACGCTTGAAAAACTGAAAAATGCCATGGAGCAAGAGGTGACGAAGAATGCAGCTGAAAACCAGTAATGGGAATGCATACACCGTCCATTGGGCGGCTGTGGCAAGCACGGGCTTTCTGCTCTTCCAGATGGATGATGCGCGTCTTCTGTCTGTGATCGCACCAGAGTTTGAAGGGCTGGAATGGCTCAAACGCGAGGATAAAAACGAAGGGGACAAGCTCTTTGAGGGCTTTTCTGTGCTGGACAGCATCAAGCGCATTGAACCCGGTGCTGTACTCTTGTCCTTGGGGAAAGGAGAATAAGCCATGTTTGAATTCAACTGCAAGGTTGATCTTGCGCGTGGTGTACAGAAGACGATTATTCGTCAGGTACTGGCAACCGAGGACAACCTTGCACACACTTTCCATATTGCCTGCACCCGGAACGGCGCAGAGGAAGACCTGACTGGGGCATCCGTCAGCGGCTACTTCATCCGCGCTGATGGTGTGACGGCTTCCCTTGTGGGCAGTGTCATCGGGAACATTGCTTCCGTTACGCTGAACAACTCCTGTTACAAGACGGAAGGGCGTTGCCATCTGATTGTCAAACTGACGAAGGATGGCACGGTGTCCACAATCTTCTGGGGCGAGGGCTGCGTGTCCCTGTCCCAGACCAGCACCATCATTGATGATGGTGAAATCACGCTGTCCCTTGATGAACTGCTTGCCAAGATCACGGAATATGAATCCCGAATCACGGTGGCTGAAAGTCAAGCAATGGCAAGCGCAACGGCGGCCGCCAATGCAGAAGCAAGCGCAACGGCATCCGCTGAAGCGGCTGTGGAAGCTGGAAACAATGCGGTCGCGGTGAAGGAAGCCTGTGAATCTGCGACTGTGGCAGCCAATGAAGCGGCTGAAAGAGCGAATTCAGCTGCGGACAGTTCTGCTGTACTGAAGCGAGTGGAAGCAGTTGAAGAGCAGGTTGCGGAGAACACTGAAGCGATTGCCAACAAGGCAGATGCATCTGCTGTCAAGCCCACTCTGCTGTGGTCTGGCACGGACGGTGCAGGATGGGCAAGCGGGAACATCACAGTTGCAGGCATTGGGGACTGGCAAGTTCTGCGCGTTGTGACGGGTGTTGGCAGTGTGCTGGCATTCAAGGGTGCGCAAGCTACACAGGGTATTGGCGTGAATTGCAACGAGAGTGGCAATCATCGCACTATCGCTGTGCGCTACACGGTCAGCGGCGATGTTTGTACACTGTCCACGGCGCACTATATCAACCACTCCAACAATGGGCAGCACGGTGCAAGAACGGACACTGAAATCACGGAAATCTATGGCTTGATGAAAGGATGAGCGCAATGGTATACATCAAGATTGATGCGGAAGGCAGGCTCACTGCTGTTGCAGGTCATGGCTTCCATTGCGGGGAAGGCGAGATTGCCATTGGCCTGCCTGATGACTTTGCTCCCCCGGCGCGGGACTGGGTGCTGAAGGATGGTGTACTTGTGCATGATCCTCTGCCTAAAGAGGAAGCACCCGTGGATCAGATGGAAGTCCTCAAGCAAGAGAACACCATTCTGAAGGCACAGGTGCAGGCTCTGTCTGACCGGGGTGAATTCATTGAGGACTGTATTGCAGAGATGGCAACGGTGGTTTACGGTGGCTGATCTCTGGTGCAGAATATGGATTGCATTGAGTATTTTGAAAGGAGACGAATTCATGATGGCGATGTTTTTTGCACAGCGTGTGATCCTTGGGAAGACCACCTTTGCGAACGTTCCTGCTGCGCTGAAGGCGCAGGTGAAGGAACTGCTTGAAGAGAGCGGTCTGGGCGAACTGGCGCAGGAATAACGGGGGTGATGCGATGGAGGGAGTTTGGTTCGGGAACTTGCACTCTTATGACGATCTTGACCTTCTTCTTGTATCCAAGGAGATAGGATCACCACCCGTCAAGCAGAAAAAGACCGACATTGATGGCGCAGACAGTGCCATTGACTGGACTGACTTCTTTGGCGAACCGAAATATGAGGATGTCACGCACAAACTTGGCTTCGTGACGATTGTTCCCCAGACCGACTTCCTGACGCAATACTCCAAAGTGAAGAATGCCCTGCATGGGAAAAAGGAGAGGGTCATCTTTGAAGGTGACCCTCTCTACTATTACAATGCGCGGCTGTTTGTATCCAAGTTTACAAACGAAAAGGGCGTTGGCAATATCAGCGTTGAATGCGACTGTGAACCGTACAAGTACAAGGTGGAGAAAACCGCTGTGACACAGGCTGTTACAGGCACACAGACCATCACCTTGACAAATGGACGGAAACGTGCTGTGCCGGAAGTGACCATTGCCACGGATGCCACCATGCGGATTGAATACCAAGGTGTGAACATCTGGGATCTGGGCAGTGGTTCTTTCACGCTGCCTGAACTGGAACTGGTGCAGGGTGACAATGCGGTCACGGTGACTGGCACTGGTACAATCACCTTTACATGGCAGGAAGGTGATCTGTGATGTACAGGGTCTATGCAGACAACCAGCTGATCTATCACAGCAAACTGGAGAGCATGCCCATCTTTGGCGCAACGGCTGAACTGGAGCAGAACAAGACAGGATCGTTCGCCTTCACAGTGCTTGCCAACCATCCACGCTTCCATCTGCTGAACAGGATGAAGCCCATCATCACGGTGTATCAGGGTGATTACCTGATGTTCCGTGGCAGAATCCTTGATGAGAAGATTGGTTGGCACAACGAGAAGCAGATATCCTGCGAGGGAGACCTGGCCTTCCTGCTTGACAGCATCCTGCGTCCTTTTTCGTTCGCTGGAACGCCTGCAGAGTTCTTGGCCTATGTGCTGGAACTGCACAACGCGCAGGTTAATGCCAGCAAGCGTTTTGCGGTGGGCAACGTGACCGTGGAGGGCTATCTGACCCATGACACGGAAGAATACACCACCACAAAAGAAACGCTTCAGAAAGCCCTTTTAGACCCGCTGGGAGGGTTCTTCCAGACACGCTTCCAAGATGGGCAAGCCTACATAGATTACCTTGCGACCAGCACACTGCTTGCCCCACAGACCATTGAGTTCGGCAAGAACCTGCTCACACTGGAGCGGATCAGGAATGGGGCAGACATTGCAACAGTCATCGTCCCTCTTGGCGAAAAGCTGAAGGATGAGGAAGGCAATGACACGGGCAAGCGGCTGACGATTGAAGCCGTCAATGGCGGTGCAGACTTCGTACAGGATGAGGATGCCATAGCACAATATGGCATCATTGTCAAATCAGTCATTTTTGAGGGTGTGACAGACCCGGAAGAACTGAAGCAGAAGGGGCAAGCACATCTTGCGAATTCTGTCAAGTTGCCTGACACCATTGAACTGACAGCGGCTGATCTGGCTGCTGCCGGGGTGGACATCACATCCTTCCACCTGAACACCATGGTCAGGGTCATCAGCAAACCACACGGCATTGACCAGCTGTTCACGGTGACAAAGCTGTCCATTGATCTGTTTGACCCGGCATCCAACAAGCTGACGCTTGGCGGGGTCATAGAGGGCTTCAGCGGGGCTGTACAGGGGCTTGCGAACCAGCAACAGCAAATCCTTCAGACGGTTGAGCAGACCGCCACAAGGGCATCAGAAGCCGTTTATAACGTGGAGCAGAACCTGCTGGCATCCATGCAGGTCACGGCTGACAACATCCAGTCTGTGGTGGCAGAGAACTACTATCTGAAGGAAGACACGGATGCGCTGGTTTCCTCTGTCAGCACCGAAATAGAGCAGACCAAGAACAGCTTCGAGATCCAGTTCACCCAGTTCACCCAAGATATTGAAGCTGTGGCAACTGGCACAGATGCAGAGTTTGAGGAAATCCGCAAGTACATTCGCTTTGTGGATGGCAAGATTCTGCTTGGCGAAGTGGGGAATGAACTGGAGCTTCAGATTGCCAACGACAGGATCAGCTTTCTGCAAGATGGTGCAGAAGTGGCGTACTTCAGCAACAGAAGGCTGTATGTGACGGACGCACAGATTCTGCACAGCTTGCAGCTGGGAAACTTTGCGTGGATGCCCAGAACAAACGGCAACCTGTCCTTCAAGAAAACATAACGGAATGATAGGCTTTCTGACCCTGATTGAAAGGGGGCAGAAGCATGGCGGCATCTGGTACGATACAACAAGCTATACGGACGGGATACAGGCTTCAGATTGCATGGACGGTGGACAGCCAATCTGTTGCCAACAACACTTCTTCTGTGACCGCCAAGGTGCAGCTGGTGTCAACAGGATCGTCCTACACCATCAATTCCAGTGCAAGCAAGTCTGGCAGTCTGACGATCAACGGCACGAAGTACACCTTCACGTTCACAGCAGCCTTGTCTGGTAACCAAACGAAGACCATCTACACCAAGACGGTCACGGTTGCTCATAGTTCGGACGGCACAAAGACCTGTTCCTTCTCTGCAACAGCTGGCATCAATGTCACACTGTCTGGCACATATTACGGCAATGTCACGGCATCTGGGTCTGGCACGTTCAACACGATAGCAAGAGCGTCCAGCATCAGCAGTGTGACATCTTCCGTCAGTGTGAACGGCACGAATGCCTGCACCGTGAACATCAGCAGGAAGGCAAGCAGTTTCACGCACACGGTTGTGTTCAGCTTTGGGACATACAGCAAGACCACCACAGGCGTGGGGACAAGCACCAGCTACGCCATCCCAACCAGCTGGCTGAACGCGATCCCGAACGCCACCAGTGGCACAGCAAAGGTGACGGTCACCACCTATTCAGGCAGTACGAAGATAGGTTCTGCTGTGTCGAAGAACTTCACGCTGACTGTCCCTGCATCAGTCGTTCCCACCTTTTCCAGCGTGGCCGTGGCTGACACCACCACCAACCAGACCACGTTCGGCAATATGGTGCAAGGCAAGTCCAAACCAAAGTTCACCATCACGGCGGCAGGGGCTTTGAGTTCCACTATCAAAGCATACAAGACCGTCTTTGAGGGCAAAACCTACACAGGAGCAACACCCACGGCATCTGCCATCACGGGGAGCGGATCGGTGACAGCCACCATCACCATCACGGACAGTCGCGGACGGACTGCCAGCACCACAAAAAGCTGGACGGTGGTGGCATATGCTGCACCCAAGATCGTCAGCTTCCAAGGCGTTCGGTGCTTGGCTGATGGAACGGAAAACTATGATGGCACGTATGCCAAGCTGACGGTGAACTACAGCATATCCCCCGTAAACAACAAAAACACGGGAAGCTATGCCCTTGAATACAAGCTCCAATCTGCTACAGCATGGACTGCCTTGACAAGCGGCACGAACTATGCTTTGAACGCCACCATCATCAGTGACAAGGGCTTCCTGTCCGTTGACAACAGCTATGATGTGCGTCTGTCCATCACAGACAGCTTCGGCACTGTGCGATCCATAACGGAGATCCCAACAGCCTTCACGCTGCTGGACTTCAATGCAGGCGGCAGGGCTTTGGCGTTTGGGAAAGTGTCTGAGAAAAGTGAAGGCGTGGAGTTCGGACTTCCTGCCTTCTTCAGCCATGCAGAATGCCCCGGTTCGCCTACTTATCTTCAAGGTGGGCAGGATCTCAACAATATCCTTGAGCCGGGGTTCTACGCCATCCCGAACACGGCTACAAGTGCCACATTGCTCAACAAGCCATGGACAAGCACAGCAACAGGCGGTCTGTATGTCATGGTGGAAGGTGATGGCATGGGCAAGATTCAGATTGCACACAATCTGTCGAAGACGGACGGGTGCATCTATGAGCGCAGCTATTACCAAAGCACATGGGGCGAATGGCACACGGTTTACAATGGCGGGGCGAAAATCCTGTGGACTGGCGGGTATTACATGACAGCCGCCCATATCATCACCTTTGCAGAGCCAGCCAGCAAGCAACCGAACGGGATCGTGCTTGTGTGGTCTGAATACGCAGACGGAGCGGCGAAGAATCAAACATGGTCAAGCCATTTCATCCACAAAAGCCTGATCGCCTCCCATTCGGGGACTGGTCATGTCTTCTGGATGTCCACCAGCAACGGGGCATATGTCGCAACCAAATACCTGTACATGCGGGATGATGGCATCACAGGGCATGCCAACAATGGCATTACCATAGAAGCCATAAGCGGGATTACATTGAACAACAACAGATTCGTACTGAGATATGTGATAGGAGTGTGACACCAATGGATAAAATCATTGAAGCTGTTACTGCTGGCATTGTTGCCGTTCTTGGCGGGGCTACGCTGTTGCAGATTGCCCCAGTCAAGGTCAATCCGTGGACATGGGTTGCAAGGGCAATCGGCAGGGCAATCAATGCCGAAGTAATCCAGCGCGTAGACAAGCTGGAAGAGAACCTTCTGGATCTGAAAACCAAGGTGGCAGAGCATGAAGCGAAAAGTGCGCGTGTTCGTATCCTGCGCTTTGGTGATGAGATCCTGCACAACGTGAAGCACAGTCAGGAGCATTACAATCAGATTCTGCTGGACATTACGGAATACGAAGAGTATTGCGTGGAGCATCCAGAGTTCCGCAACAATGTGACTGGCATCACGACAAAGCGAATCAAGGCAACATATGAGCAGTGCCTTCAGGAGCATTCGTTCCTGTGAACATGAAAAGACCGGGGAGTGATCCCCGGTCTTTTTTATTGTTCTAACGCATCACGAACAAGTTTGATATTTTCTTCGCTCAATACACCAAAGTACGGCTCTAAACTGTTGTAATATTTTATGAATTGATTCTTCTTCCCTTTATCAGTTTTCATCTCTTCAGCTTTTTTCTTGACTGCTTCATAGTAACGTTTGATGAACTGCATTGTAATCCCATCTTTTTTTTCTTGTATTTCAGCAAGCATATCTGTTGGCGTAGTGTCCTTAAACGGCACGAATGGTTCAAATTGTTTTAGCCGTTCGCACTTGTCTTCAAGAAGCTGAAAACGTGAGAAGAACACTTCTGGCTTAATCGTCTCAATGATGATACTTTTACAGTCCTCAATAATACGAATGTCGTTATTCACATTCTGAAAAGCCATTTCAATCAATTGCCCTTCAGACATGATTAGACTATTGGGCGCATCTACCACGACCAGTTTCTGCAACGCAATGAGTTCATCTGCGGAATATCTCTTTTTGTTGGAAGCGGCATCGGAACGTTTTTCGGCGTTCGCTTTTTTTGCTTGTGGAGCAGGTTTCTTCTTTTGCACAAGCCCAGAAACCAACATTCTAATGACTCGATTCGCAATCCTGCCCATTTCTTTGCTCCTTTACTTGTTGCTATTGGTTGCAATCTTCAGCTTCTTCGCCCCATACGTTTTGACGCATGCTTCATGGATTCTGTCAATGGCAAACTTCGCGTCCTGAAAGTTGGGGAACAGATACTCTTCAATCCCCAGCGTGATCTTCCAGCCCTCGTCCTTCACCCATGTGCATTTGATTCCACGGTAGTCTTGTTCTGTGATGACTTTTACCTTGCCCTGTCCCTGCAAATCGAACCAGTCCATGGCACTCATTCCTTTGTCAAGTATAGTGAAATCATTATAAAACGGGGTGCTGGAATACTCAATATGATAGAGGAAGAAGAAACATAATAAAAACAATCCAGCGGTTTCCCACTGGACTGTTGGATGCTATAATGCAGGTGTGACAAGGGTTTGCGAATGTGTACAACTTGGGGAAGTGTGCGAACCTATATACCCTTGTTGTACACATGCCGCATAAAAAATAATGCGTCTCCACATCCCCTTGGGCGCACGATCACAGAAGCAACTGGATGTGCAGTTTGTATCGCACTTTTCCCTTGCCTTCCCATGCAATATATTCATATTCGATACGTTCTACGATAGCCTTCAGCAACCTGTTCTTGTCTTCGATTGACATGGAGTCATCACGCAGGGCTGCAACGGCTTGTTTTAGTTTGACGATCTTTTGAGCATAGTCAACTTCCTTCGGCATGTTCTGCTTCGTCTCAAAGATCTTCGACTTCAGCTCTTCCATCTTGGCATGCAGCTGCTTGTTCCTTCGTTGGAATACTTCTTCTGTGTATGTGCCAGATTCCAGCAGGTCATGCTGTCTGTCTTCTTGCGCTTGCATTTCCTCCAGTTCCTTGTAGAGCTTTTCAAGCAGTTTCTTCTGGATTGCAGCTGACAAGCCTTCGTTGTTGTTCAGCTTTGCTTCCAGTTCGGGCAGACTGACAGTCTCAAGGCTGAAAGCAACGGATTCAACCACTTCGTCCAAGTAGTAGGACTTCGAACCACACCCGTTCCTGTTCCGGCACTCAATGCGTGTACGTGCATGCTTGTATGGATGCTGTGCCATCGCTTTGCCGCACTTATGGCAGAAGATGATCCCAGCCAGCGGATTCTTCAGCGCAGTATCAGGTTGCTTGCGAGGATTGTTTGCAAATTTCTCCTGTGCGGCATTGAAAAGTTCAAGCGGCACAATAGCAGGGTGCAGACCTTTGGCAACAATCATGTCTTCCTCTTTTTCAACCTTGACATTCCGCACCTGCAGCCTGCCGTTCTCAAAATACTTTTCATCCTTGCGCGTCCCGAAGTAGACAAGACCGATGTAATGTCTGTTTTTGATCATGGCACGGATGGATGACTTTTCCCATATTTGGCTTCTGTACGGCTTGATGCCGATCTTGTCAAAGTGCCGTGCAATCTCCAGATGGGTCTTGCCCTGATTGACATACATGTCAAAAGCCATCAGCACGGCAGGAGCAAATTCATTTGGTTCAAGGGTACTGTCACCATTTTCATTGATGATCTTGTTGTAACCGAATGGGGGAATGTTGCCGATATAGCATCCCCGCTTGACAGCTGCGACTCTGCCGCGCAGAAGGATCTCCTTGGTGTATTCCAGATAGTCATTCCCGCGCATCAATTCCTGTTCAAAGAACTTGCGCTGCATTTTGTTGGTCAGATCATAGACCATCGTGGTTGTGATGACTTCCGTTTTTGAGTAACGGAACGCATTGACAACCTTTCCGCAGTCCTCCAAATCACCACGGGACAGACGCTGTGGTTCTACGACAAGCACACCCTTCAGCTTTGGGTTTTCAATCTGTGCAAGCACGTTGAGCATTTCAGGGCGTTCATCAATCGTTTCGCCCGACACCACTTCACGGTATATGCAGTGTTCAGGGATGCGCCCACCGAGATCCCGTTCTGCAAGTTCTTGCAGGATGGTTTCATGCTTCTCAAGGACTTCTTCCACGGATTCATGTGGACTGTCTGCCCTTGATTTTCGTAGATACATAATGTATGCCTCATCTGTTAGGTAGTTTATTGCCATTTTTATGTCTCCCTTGTGTTATGTTGTTTTTTCTTTTTCGCCTACAAGCAGGAAATGCTGGCGTTCAAGGAACATATCCACGACCTTGGACTTTCTATTGTTTTCTGCCCAAAGGTTGTCGTTGTCCGAACGCAGCTGCGCCACTTGGCTAAGCAGGAAGTCAATCTTCTTCTGTGCATCTGCCCGGATCATCTCCATTTCTGCCTTGTAGGACGAATGGATATTATCAAGCGCGGCTCTGTAATCTTGGTTATCCGCAAGGGCGCGTTCAAGCTCCCGCATCGCATCATTCAGTTTTTGTTCACTGGGGCGATTTTCTTCTTCAAATGCAAGATAGCATGGATATTTACTGGTAGACCCTATGATAACATTCTCAATACGCCGCGCTGTGTCACGCATGATGTCCTGATCAGCGTTCAGAGCCATCAGGCGTTCGATTGTCTTAACAGATACACCAGCACCGTCAGCAATTTCAGCGTTGGTCAGTCCGTTGACTTCCTTCATGTCGCGCATATACTCGCACCAACGTGCAAGCTCAAGGCCTGAAGTGCGAGGGCCGTCACAGCGAACCTTCCTATGAGGGCAGGAAAGACAACGATTGTAGGGCTTTTCGGCAAAATCAGTCTTCTTTTTCACAAAATTCACGCTCCATTTTGCAAATAGATTAGGGAATGCCCCCAAAGAAAAGGGTGAAAGTTGTTGTTATGTTTCTGTAATTTCCCCTTATCTTTGGCTGTATTTTCTATCCACAAAATGATAGGCTGTAACCGGGTCAGAGATGGCCTATCATTCCGGGGGGTGCAGGGGTGGACTGGTGGT